TAAATTTTACAATCAGTTTTTAATTAGAAAACGTTGGGATGTACCTTACTCACGTACAGCACAGATGTTAAAAGAAACATGCAACTGTGATGATAAAAGAATTAGCAAAGAAAGAATATCTGTATTTGTTGTTAAACAATTTGATAAAAAAACAGATGATTATACACAAAAAGAATTAAAACCAAAGGATCCTTATTAATGAAATATACAAATATATGTGGAAAAGATTTTAAAAATAAATCTAAAGCTTATAAATTTTTTAGAAGTTTGGTGAGAGAAACAGTAGACACTGGTTTAAATTGTGTAGAGCCTGTAATCCAATTAACAGAACAAACTCCATTAAAAAATTCAAATGTTAGTAATTTATTTAGAAACTATTTAGTTGATGGTGATTGGTATGGGAGAAAGACTAAAGGTCAAAATATTAAAAATTTTGTTTTAATTAAAGACGACTATAATGATTACTGTCTTGGTTTTAAATTAGAAGATAATTCTATAGAGTCAGTCACTGCCAAATCATATTTATCTTGTTTTGGAAAAGGAACTCAAACAGATGATGAAAGATTACACTCGGCAATGAGATATGAAGTAAAATATCAATCAGAAGAATATAGAAAAAATAATCAGCACATTCAAGAGTGTTTTGACTGTTCTTGTCCAAAAGAAGCTGGTTTGGACGTCGATCATGTTATTCCATATAAAACAATAGTAAATTCTTTTTTTACTATTTATGACAAAGAAGAATTTAAAAAAAGTATGAACAAAGAAATACAAGGTCTATATTGGAGGTTAAGAGAAGATCACAGAAAAATATGGAGAGAGTACCATAAACAACACGCAAAGTTTCAACTACTTTGTAAAGAATGTCATAGATTAAAAACGGCGAGTGAAAGATGAGAACAATAGTATTAGGACCACCAGGTACAGGTAAGACTACAACTTTGTTAAACAAAGTAGATGATTATTTAAAACAAACAGATCCTGATAAAGTTGGATACTTTGCATTTACACAGAAAGCTGCGTACGAAGCAAGAGACAGAGCAATTAAAAAATTTAATCTTACAGAAGATGATTTACCATATTTTAGAACACTACACTCACTGGCATTTAGAAAACTTGGAATAAAAAAAGATCAAGTAATGCAACAAAGACATTACAAAGATTTAGGAAAGAAGTTAGGTTTTCCTGTAACTTATGCAGATTATCAAGAAGATCAAGGTAGTGCATTTAATTCTGACAGTGAGTATTTACGTATCATACAATTAGCACAACTACGAAACATTACACCAGAACAACAGTTTGACTTACATGAACACACACAAGATTTAGAACGAAGTACATTAAGAATTATAGATAATGAACTAACCAGATACAAAAAAGAATATAACTTAATAGATTTTAATGACATGATTACAGAGTTTACAAAGTCTGACAAGTCACCAAAGTTTGATGTAGTATTTATTGACGAAGCACAAGACTTATCGTTAATGCAGTGGGACATGGCTAGAACAATATGGAATAAAACAGAAGATTCTTTTATTGCCGGCGATGATGATCAAGCTATATACAAATGGGCTGGTGCAGATGTAGATTCTTTTATAGCTTTAGAAGGACAATATTTACCACTTACACAATCATTTAGAATACCTGCAAAAGTGCATGGTGTAGCTATGGGTATTATTAATAGAATTAGAAATAGAATAGATAAAACATGGCAACCAAAAACTGTACAAGGTAGTTTACACAGACATTACAATGCTGACACAATAAATATGTCATCAGGAGAATGGTTAGTGTTAGCAAGAACTAAACATTTATTAAAAGATATAGAAGAATCTTTATATCAACGTGGATTATATTATTTATCGCGATATAGAAGAGGTACAGAAAAAGATTTACACGAAGCAGCTACAGCGTGGGAGCAATTAAGACAAGGTCAATTAATTTCTTATAAACAAATAGAAAGTATATCTAAATACATGACATCTAAAAATTGGCATAAGAAAAAAATAAAAGGCATGGCTAAAGAATCTTTTTATGGCATAGATCAACTTACAAAAGATTATGGTCTACAAGTTAAAACAGTTTGGTATGAAGCGTTTGATGATGCAGGACAAACTAAAGTAGATTATTTAAGAAAGATGAGAAAGAATGGGGAAAAACTAAATGAGAAACCACGAATAGAATTATCTACTATACACGGAGCTAAGGGTGGTGAATCACAAAACGTTGTGTTGTTAACAGATTTAACACAAAATACTATGAAAGGTTATGAAAGAGATCCAGACGATGAAAACAGATTGTTCTATGTGGGTGCAACTAGAACAAAAGAAAACTTACACATAATAGAACCAAAAAAATATGAGAAGGGATATATACTATGACAAACAAAGATATGTTTAAATCAACAACGTACAATTCTTTAGAAGACCAAGTGGGTGGAAAACACTATCGAAAGATGAAAATTCAGCCAGCAGAATTTATTAATGAGAACAAATTGCTTTTTGCAGAGGGTAATGCTATAAAATATATATGCAGGCATTCTTCGAAAGGAAAAGCACAAGACATTAAAAAAGCAATACATTATTTAGAAATGATACTTGAAAGGGATTACGATGCAGATACCTCTATTTAAACCACAGACAGAGTGGTTACCACCAGAAAATTTTCCAGACTTATCTAAATATGATGAAATTGCAATTGACTTAGAAACTAAAGACCCAGATCTAATGAAGATGGGATCAGGATCTGTAATTGGTAAAGGAGACGTTACAGGAATTGCTGTAGCTGTACCTGGTTGGTCAGGTTATTATCCTATTGCACACGAAGGCGGTGGCAACATGGATAGAAAAAAAGTTTTAAAGTGGTTTCAAGGTGTACTTGATACACCAGCTATAAAAATATTTCACAACGCCATGTATGACGTGTGTTGGATACAAGCGCTCGGTTTAAGTGTTAGCGGTAAAATTGTAGACACGATGATTGCATCGGCTCTTGTTGATGAAAATCAAATGCGCTATGACTTAAACAACTGTGCTAAAAGATACACCGGTAAAACAAAAAGTGAAAGCGATTTATATCAAGCTGCAAAAGATTGGGGTGTTGACGCCAAGGCAGAAATGTATAAACTACCTGCCATTTATGTTGGTGCTTATGCAGAAAAAGACGCCCAACTTACATTAGAACTTTGGCAAGAACTTAAAAAAGAAATACTTCATCAAGATATACAATCTATTTTTGATCTCGAGACTGAACTTTTTCCATGTCTTGTGGCCATGAGATTTCGTGGCGTTCGAGTGGACGTTCAAAAAGCTCATACAATGAAGCAAGAGTTAGCACAACAAGAGAATAAATTAATCCAAGAAGTAAAAAAAGCAACAGGAATAGACACTCAAATATGGGCTGCACGATCAATCGCACAAGTTTTTGATAAACTAAAACTAGACTATGATAGAACTGAGAAAACATCTGCTCCTTCCTTTACTAAAAACTTTTTACAGAATCACCCCCACCCGCTAGTGAAACGAATTGCCCAAGCCCGTGAAATTAACAAGGCTCATACCACGTTTATTGATACCATAATTAAGTATTCACATAAAGGTAGAATTCATGCAGAGATTAACCAGCTTAGGTCCGATAATGGCGGAACTGTGACTGGTAGATTCTCATACTCAAATCCAAATTTACAGCAAATACCAGCTAGAAACAAAGACCTTGGACCACGGATCAGGGCTTTATTTGTGCCCGAGGAGGGCCATACATGGGGTTGTTTTGACTATTCTCAGCAGGAGCCTAGGTTGGTAGTGCATTATGCAGCTTTACAGAATCTCTATGGAGTGGGCGAAGTATTGGATGCGTATCGCGATGGCGATGCTGACTTTCATACGATCGTTGCTGATATGGCAGAGATACCTAGATCGCAGGCCAAGACAATAAATCTTGGTCTGTTCTATGGTATGGGTAAAAATAAATTACAAGCAGAGCTTGGAGTATCTAAAGATAAAGCTGATAGTTTGTTTAAACAATACCATAACAAAGTACCTTTTGTTAAAATGTTAATGGATAATGTAATGAGTAGAGCACAGGACTCTGGTCGAATCCGTACATTACTTGGTAGACTTTGTCGTTTTCATTTATGGGAACCTAATCAGTTTGGTATACACAAAGCATTGCCTCACGATCAAGCGCTCATGGAACACGGACCAGGGATCAAAAGAGCGTACACATACAAAGCATTAAACAAATTAATACAAGGATCAGCAGCCGACATGACAAAGAAAGCGATGATAGAATTATATAAGGAAGATATCATACCGCATATACAAGTGCATGATGAACTTGATATATCTGTTAAGAGTCCGGAACATGCAGAAAAAATAAAAGACATCATGGAATCTGCTGTTGACTTAGAAGTACCAAACAAAGTAGACTACGAATCCGGTCCTAATTGGGGCCAAATAAAATGATAAATTATGGCTTACTTAAATGCAAATATTCCTGTACAATACGCGCAAATAAAAAAGGAGTATTTATATGACCTTAAAAAACATCACGGAGAAGTTGAAGACTGTATCATCTTTGGCATTACATCGATTACAGGGCGTGCTATACTCTGGCATGCAGTCATGGAAAATGGCGCTGTCTTCTATCGTCTCCCGATTTCTGCCTTCATTCAGCGAGGTTTTAAACCGGAAGAAGTTCCTAAACGTAGACTTGATGAGTTGGAGCTGTGGAATTGTTTTAGTTATTATCCTGCTATTACTACTTGGGATATTCTAGACGGCCAAGCTGGCAAATACATAGGTAAAGATAAAAAATGGCACAGCGGTAAATATTTATTTACTGTTGACTTTGCACATCCAGAGAGTAACATAGTAGACACTGATCATTCTGAGATCCCGCACGAGCATAAGTGCGCTCACATACTTGCTTTAGACGACGGCAACTATGCAGCACAACCTAACAATCGAATTATATGGGACATCCCTTCGTTTACTGTAAAAGATGATGTGCCTGATTGGAAAGTGCAAACATCTGAATGGAATGTAGAAGATAGTAGAGCGTGGCGGACAGAGGATACCGACAAGTTTTTCTACGAAATTGAGGAGAAGAAAAAATGAATTTAGCAGATCTGTTAAAGAAAAATATAGTTATGGTACCTGTTGTGGCTTCAGTGTTAGTCGGAACATTTACTGGCGTTCGTTATATTGTAAATCTTACAGACACTATTAATTCAAACCAGCAAGAAATTATAAGTTTACAAAGAGATTTAAAAGTTGCTGAAGATAAAATTACAGATCAAAACACAAGATTAACTTCTGCAGAGTCTACATGGCAGATGGCAGAAAATTTATACAGACAATTAGCAGATCAAGTCAGAGAACATGACTATGATATTAAGGATTTAAATAGGTAGTTATGTATGGAGGTAGCCAGGATGAATTATTATTTTACGGGTGTGTTAATTATATTGCTAACTTTACTAGCTTTTTGTGCGGGCCCTGCGTATCCTAGAAACGAATACCTTAACGAGTATGGTGTAAGATGTGGTGAAATGGAAATCTCTACAGAACAAAGAGAAACTGATTATAATTATAGTGATAGTAGCACACATGAAGATCAATATTTAAGATTTACTTATAGAAAATATTTAGGCACAGACTGTAAAACTTCAAAAGAAAATGTACAAATTAAACAACAATTAGAATTAATGAAAATGTGTGGTAGAGTTAACAGCAATCCTAGTCTAGCATTAAATCTT